CAGACCACAAGGCATAAATATTACATCCCCAGACTGGCTGTGGCGTATGTCATCTAGTATCGCGGTAGTGATTGTGGTCGTAAGGACCATATCCCCTGAACTAGCGACGGTACAAGAAGTTACTAGAGCCGCATAATCGTCACGATTAAATAGCTCTATAAAAGTATTAGCTCCCGTAGGGGTAAAAGCCAGAGAGTGGTACCCAACCCCGAGGCTTGTCTCACCAATATATTGGTCGCCTCCGTCGGCACTCCCTACTCTGAGAGTAACATTACCCCTCTCGATAATTATGTTTAGAGCGTGTTGTTTGTTCCGATCCGCCGAGGATACAGAGACTGTCTGTTTACGGGAAGCCTGTTGCGTACCGTCCCCAAGAAGAGACATATAGCTGCCACTGAGCCACGCAGAGACTCCTGCCCCGGCATCTGCGTCCGTCCAACTGGCCAGATCTGAAGAAAAACTTCCGTTTGCCGTTGCCGTGTCTACCGCGACCCGAGTAACAACAACGTCATTAACCAGTACCCGCATGCTTAGATTAGTTAACTCGATGATAGCGGTATCACCTAGCGCGAACACGAATGGTATCATCCGTGCCTCTGCATTTCCTTTAGTGGGAGTTATATACTGCGTACCCGGGCGTAACGACATCGGTCCCATCGCTCGAGGCAGCCAGTTTTTTTGTGTTTCTGCCGACAACGCCAGTCGTTTGATATCGGCTCTCCCGTAAGCGGTCTTATCAACTACCCCACGGTTGAAAGCTAATTTAAAATCCTCTGTGCCCATGAGTTATACGCCTCTAGTAGTGCGGTCATAATAACTCTTACGTCTTCCTCCGTGTCGAGCGTTCACCCACTTACCCACCGGTAGCTGTTGTGTAGGCCCTTCTACTGCATCTTTAGATAGTGCGTTGTCCTTTGCCGTCGCGAGTTCTTGTGCAATCTCTCTAGCTTCGAGGGACGGCATGATACGTCTACGAATACGGAAAGCTAAGTATGCGGCTACAAAGTAACTAAAAGTTTCAGGCCATGCTGAGTAGTCGTATCCATAGTTTGTATCATTAGACACGTATTGAATGTATAAAGAGTCTAACTCAGAGTACCAGAATCCTTGCTCTTCGGTGTATTGGCTGTAAGGTGAATTGAAGAACTCATCTGAACATACCCGGCTAGTTCTAATATAATCTGATGGTTTCTCTATCGCTCTACTATATCCGAATGCAGGTGTGACAGAAGGAGTGAAATCAAACTTAGAACTTCGTAATGCAAATTTCCAGTGGCCCTGCTGTAAGCAGTAGTCCCTTGCCTTAGTCCATGCTTGATCTAATACGTGACGCGGCTCCACATCTTCATCGATTGTTGCCAACTCGCGCTCTCCTAATATAAAGAGAGCATCGTTGTATAAGTCTAGTTGTGTTACCGCCATAGGTTAACTCCTATTCGCTAAAATTCTCCAACCATGCGTTAGCTTCATCAGAGGTATCAAAACCATCACCCATGACTTGCTTATCGCTATTCCTCACAACAGCCCATCCTGAGTCACCGCCTAAATGTTTGACAGTGTATATGGAGTTGTCAGCAGGAGCGTTGAAGTTATCTAGTACTACATAATCCCTGAGACATACGTTAGCCCAGTTCTTACCAGAGGCAGTTACAATCAACTCTGCAAAGAACTTACCGTCCCGGGGCAATACTTCTATTCGTGCCATCGGTCCTAATAAGTTTGCTACGTTTGTCCAGTACTCTCTTTTCAACATATCTTCTATTGTCACCCCGGGTGGTGGAGTGATCGCGAACACGTTTCGTACAAATTCTGCGTTCTTAAATTTATTACTTGCGAGTGGTTTCATCTAGGTGGCTCCTATTATTATAAAAAACGGGCACCCCGAAGGATACCCGCCCAAGATACCACCACCACAGTAAAACATCTATAGTCTAGATTAGTCTGAATTTGTACCTGATCCAATAACAGTACCGTCGCTCAAATCAACAGCGGTAGTTGGTGCAGATGTGCTTGCAAGCACGTAGTGTGATGTCACTATATTTGTAGCAGTGTCTTTGTGCCAGAGTAGATCTCCTGCGTTTATCCCTCTTGCGAGAGCGTCGGTGATAAACCCGTCAGCATCTGCGGCTGCTGTATTATCAGCCGATTCATGATACCAAAGACGTGGACCCGCACCTAAAGAGGCTGGGGTCAAAAGGTTAAGTGTGTCAGTCGTTGCGTATGCCATAATTAAGTTCTCCTAAAAAATTAATGACGCAACCCCGAAGGGTTGCTGTCTACCTGCTATTAAGCGCCTGCTGCGAATCCAGAGCCGTCGTGGTTTACCACGATAACACCTTCGTTCTGCAGAAGTTGTGAGCCCATATACACAGTACAACGAGCGAATGAGTAATCATTTTCTTCGTTGTATCCAACTTGTGTTTGAATACCACCACTGTTGATCGCATGACCAATAGCTGATTTGTGATATATGAAACACTTCTCAGCGCTTGTTGCTGCACCGGGTAAGCCTGTATGAACAATGAAGTTAACACCAGCCCAACGGAAGAACATGTTCTTACCGGAGAAAGGTTTGTTATCAACAAAGTCAGCACTAGCGAACTCAGTAGTCTGCATCAAGTATGAGTAGAAAGCTGGAGTAATTAACGCGGAGATGTTTCCGTCAAATGGTACATCAGCGTTGCCCAGTAACGTAGTAGCATGCATAACCAAGTCCAAACTGGCTTGAGTAGTGGCACCGGTATTAACCGTTCCAGTATTAAGCTCAGTAATGATGTCATCATCAATTTTCCGATTGATAACATGCATTGAGGTTTCTTGCATGATCCGGCGTTGATCACCTTGTGAAGCAAAGATGTTGAAGCCGGTTTTCTTTGGTACGTCATGCCATTCCACCAATGTTGCGGTGTTTTGGGTTAGTGCGTCAGCACGTCCGGGTATAAGACCATTAAGACCACGGGTAACTGCAGCAGCGTCACCGGAATCAGCAACTAAAAATGTAGCTGTATTACCTTTGACTTCTACTTCAGTCGTTACGGTGTCCCGAGCGTATGATTGTAGACGCTCGAAGCCTTGAATAAATTCTTGTCTATATTGCGTTTGGAATGCGGATTCAGCCATTTGGGCCTCCCCTATAAAAGTTGAAAATAGAATCTTTCCCTATTAGCAAAGTCTCAGGGGTGCCTTTTGGATGCTGTCCCCGGGTGTCTTCTAGAGATCGGGAGCAACAAACTACTTGGGCCTTACACTTACTATATTAAATACTTCCCAAATAGTACTGACTTAATACGCATATATCAACCGTATTACTTAACTCCTTTGTGTTTTTCCTGCATCTCAAGAAGTTCCCGGTACCGGTTCTGCATCTTCACAGCACCGGAGCCCTTGTAGTATGGACCCTCCTTACCTTTACCCATCTCTTTATTAATGGACTCGATTTCATTCTCTACGGTATCTATCGCGGAGGCTCCAGCTTGTGGAACTACCGTGCCTAAAGGATTTAGCTGTCTGGCGACATTATTAAGCCATCTCAACATCGTCGGGTTACTAGCTACTGGGGTTCCGTCTTCTAACCTAGCGGTCCAGAGTCCTTCTTTAACTCCCGGAGGTGCGGTGTCTAAAAAGGCATTGATCATGTTGAGATTCTTTTTCAACTCTCCACCCCATACGTCCTCTGATGTTAGTTCCTCCCGGGCGTTTAATTCAGCTTCTGCATCCTCCCGGTTTTGATTCTCGAGGAATTCTTCCTTCTGTCGTATCTGAGCATTGACGATAGCACTCACTTCTTTGTTAGATAAATTCAGCTCGTGTGCTAACTTCTGGAACTCTTCAACGGCAGGTAGGTCTCCGTCACCAAGTACAAGTCCTGTTTCTAAATCCATCTTATAGTCTGTTGGTGTCTTCGGAATATCGTTAGCCTCACGATAATCTATTACCTCTCCTTCTGAGGAATCCTTGTCGGGTTTTCCTTTTGCCTTCACACTGCCTATCTTATTCTGTGCTTCTATCCCGGCTTTGAGTGCATCGTCCCGGGTGCCGTATCGTTCTAGCCTCTTGAGGAGCTTCTCGTCTCCATCGGCTATTTTTAGCCTTTCAGCTTCCCATCCCGTAGGTTCGACCTTCTCTTCTACTACCTCTTCTACCGCCGTCTCTTCTACCACTGCCTCTTCTACTACCTCTTCTACGATATCTTCAGCCATCTTATTCTCCTGTGTGTGTGTGGGTGTTATTCTTGTTTCTTTAATAGCGCTGCTACATTAAGACTCATTAGTTTCACAACTTGCAAACCAACAAATCTACGACCCGAACCAAAAGCATGGTCCCGATCATTAGTTCTATACTCAACGTCTTGATAATTTGAGGCCCCGTGCAGTATCCACTCTAGTGCTCGGAGTTGTTGTTGTTTATTGGCTTCCCCCACCGCTAGGGCTTGGATAGCCGTAGCATCTGCTGGTACATATTTTGGGGGTATTAACGGACTTGGTTGTTCAATCTTCTTCGTGGGCATTTACTGCTCCTTATTATGGTCCCTCCGGTGGTGCTATTCCTCCCGGGGGTTGTACACTACCTATATTCTTAGCGACTTCTGATCCTACCTTCATCTGTTCCATCATCTGTGCCTGTTCTTGCTGTTTAGCTTCGTTCTTCGCGATCTCTGCTACTTCTCCCGCAGATCTTATCCACTTAGCCGGGACACCACTACCATGCAATGTGTCTCGTACCCCGACAGCAGCATCTATTGTGTGTCTGACGT